CTCATGTGCTGGTTACTTCGCCGAGATGATCGCCTCAAGGTCTTTCACAGTGCGAATCTTGCGGGCCTTCTTCCAAGACAGTGCCTTGGCTTCCATCGCATTTTTGCCGCAGTCGTTGTCGTAAAGAAACCATTCGAGCCACTCAAAGTCGTCGCCGACCTGGATGGCAACAAGCTTGGTGTAGCTTTCAAAAAGCTGCCAGAAACGCGCCTGCACATCTCCATCAGGGTTCTTGCCAAAAAGCATTTCAATGGAATTGCAGGTGGATTCAACCTTCTTGTATTCCAACAACCACTCCGTAAGAAGTGTGATGCGTTCAGATTTTGTGAGTGCGTTCATGCTGGTAGCAAGTATGTGACTAGGAGGTGGGGTTCGTCAAGGAGTTTTCTCTAACTAATTCCACTGTCAGGTCTATCTTCGAGCGATTCACGCAAAGAAAAAGTGGAAGTGAGAACTTCGAGTAGCGCCTTCCCTGTCTTCCCGTAACAACGCATCTAGTGCTCTTGTCAGAGTTCTTGCATTCAATGATAGCAATGGCTCGGCGCTTATCGAAGACGACCAAATCAAGCCTTGTTCGGGAGCGTTTCCCACCGTCGTCGCAAACTGCTCTAACTTCTCCGCGAACATCAAATCCGATCTCCTTGAGTCTGCGCCACAATTCCGCCTGAACATCAAACTCAGAATCCTGCTGTGGATAGGGAATGATGTTGAGCGGCAGGTCTTTTAGTTTGGTCTTCATTCGGCTGGTTCTTTTCCGGTCTTCTCTTCCCCGCTCTCTCCGGGTCTTCCCTTCCCCTCTGAATCTGTCTCAAGATTCGCAGCGGGTTGTTGAAGGGCAAAGCACGACCTTGTGAGTCGTGCGTTGCCTAGCCTTTGAACTGTCTCTGAGTTCTTGCGGGCGTCGCCCCATTAGGGGAGGCAGTCCTGACCAATGAACGGCAGGACCATCACTCAGACTCTCGATGCGGCTATTCGCACCCGCCATTTCGCGCTCTGAGTGTTCGCACTCACGCTAGTCCTGTCTGGCACTCCGGCTAGGACTTCAAACCTGCTTCGCCGCAATGGCCCTCACGGGCACCGCTTCCTGTGCAGGTCGTGTTCTGCTGGGCTTTTCCTCCTCCGCTCATCCCTTGGATGAATGACAGCAAAAGAAAAGCCCGCTCGTGTAGCGCCGAGCGGGCTTTTCTACCGTCACTAACAAAAATCTCTCTCAGTCGCTACACTGAATCGAACGAGGCGACTCTAGCTGAAGACGAAGCCGCGTCAACAAATTCTTTTGGCTGATGCTTCCGGCACCTCTCCTTCCAAGCCAACCCTTCAGCCTGTTCCCTTGAGCACCCTCCATCGAACTCGTGGATGGCGGCTCGTTCCTCTTGGATTTCGTGGCAGGTGGGGCAGTTCACGAAGCCCTCCTTGGCTCGCAGCGACCGTTCCTGACCACTACCCAATAGCAGTGGCAGTTCTTGGCGTGGTGAGCCGCCTTCCATCGGCCACTCTTGAGATTCCCGCCGCACGGGTCGCGCTTAATTATCAGGTCGCACGGCGTCAACCCGACCGCACGAACAGCAGTGTTGAAGTATTCCAGATTCCACTGGTAGCGGTGATTGTGGATGTAGTCTTTGATCTTGGCAAAGATTAGGCCATCGGGGCGCAGCACTCGCTTTGCCTCCGCCAAGAACGGCAGATGAAGCGCGGCTACGTTGTCGCCTCCGCAGGTTTGCTCCAGCCCGTAATCGGTGACGTATTGCTTCAAGCTAGATTGAGTGGCGGCTGCTGCTGGAAGGTGTGGTGGGTCGTAGCAGAGCACGTCAACTGTTCCATCGTGGTCGGGAAGTTTGTGCCATTCGCACACCGCATCAGGTAGCACTTCCGGGTTTATGTCGTAGCCCGTCACCATTGCTTCCCATCTCGTCCCCTTCCACATCTTGCGCCGATTGCAGCACACATCTACGATTCGCTTTGCAGTTGGAGCGTAGAAGTCGAGCATGTCGTCAAGAAGCTGCGGATCGCGACCCATTCGCACAGACTCTAATCTTCCTCGCTCCTCTTGGATTTCTTGGCAGGTGGGGCAGCTCACAGCACTTTCCTCCAGTGGGTGACTTCTGGAATCATCCTACGGCAGCACGGCGGGCACTTCGCAATGAAAGTGGTGCCATCGAACTTGAGCAGCTCCACCGTTCCAGATTGGCGGGTGAAAGGATTTGTGTGGGTGTTCTGCTCCCAGCCTTCAAGCGGTTCGCTGGGAGGAAATCCGTAAGTTGGCCTTGGCAGCGGCTCAGGTCGGAATCCTTGAAGGTATGGCTTCATAGCAGCACGGATACTGGCTGAGAGCTGGACCGATTGGCAAGGATAGCTTTCTTGGCCCGGAACAATTCCTCGTAGCACATCGCCTGAAGCGGGTAGGTGAGAGCATCCCATGCGTGCTTGAACTCGGAAGCGCGGTCAACGGGGGTGTTTTTGCCTTTCTTGATGGATTGCACCGACATGATGGTTTGTGGGCATTTCGTCTTGGAGAACTGGAGGCGGTCCTCGAAGAGCAACCTGCGGGTAATCTCGATGCGTTGTCGCACAGAGCCATCCCCTTTCTCAACGGCCACAAGGCGAATCCGCTTCTTCGACGCCAGAAAGACCTCCACATGCTGTCGTCGCTGGGAGATGGACTCCTTGTAGTCGAATGCGGAGCGGTCGGAGAAGTGCGTCCAGTGCAGGGAACGCCCGAGGTAGCTCTCCCAAAAGTCCATCTTCACCAGCACCGCCTCGGTGAAATCCTCAATGGAAGCGTCGGAGTGGAGCATCACCAGCTCGTCTATGACGGAAAAGTGCGGGACGTTGACGCCTTTGGCATTGGGCCAGTAGAAGCGCTCCATCATGGTGAACGCATGGTTCGATGTTCCCAAATCCCAGCCGGTGATCAACTCGAAGCAGTCGTCGGATGGGACGAGCATCTGCGGGTCGCGGTTGAGCGGTGTTTCGAGGTCGCCCTGAACGTGTGTTGCGGGGCGGAACACGTCGTAGAAGAGCCCATCACCAGCGGCGGCTGTCCACTTTCCGAGAAAGTAGCGGTCCCACAGTTCCGGCGAGTGGGCATACTTGGTCTTCAACTCCACCAAATCCTCTTCAGTAAGCGAGAGGTTGTCCTGCACGAAGACTTCAATCAGGCCGTAGTTCTTCTGCTTGCGGATCATGTCCTCCACCTTGATGGGCTTGTCGCCAATCATCTCGACCAGTTGCGATGCGTCGAGCTTCCTGAACTTGTAGAAAAGCTGGTAAATCCAGTGGTCCTCGCCTGGCGCTTCCGGGTTGGTGTCGATCACCATCGCCAGCTCGTTGCGCTTCCAGAAATTCTTCAAACGAAGACACTCTGAGATGATGTCAAAAGCCGCCTGCGTCTTGACCCACGTTGCAGCTTCGGACCAGTAGATGAACGACAGCTTCTTACCTTTGAAGCGTGTCTTGATGTCGTTCTCGTCGGCTCCCTCCCGGAAGGATTCAAGCTGGAATTCGCTGACGGTGCCGTGCTTGTTGCGGATGCTGCATTTCACCCGCTTGGTGGACCCGGCCATGTAGGGCTTCTTCACCCACTCCAAGCCAAATCCGCCATCAATCCACATGGGAATGATTTCCTCCACAAGCTGCTGCCAGCATCCGCCATCTATGGCATTTGTGAGGGTAGGCGAAACGACGGCAACCAGAGCGCGGTCAACCTCCCAAGCGTGCTCGACGGCGGCGTGCAGGCAGCCGACGGTTTTTGAGGATTTACGCGGCCCGGAGACGCAGGTGTAGAGGGTTCGGTTGGGGTTGTCTGGATGAACTTGCCATCGGATTTCGTTCTGCTTGGGGAAACATTTTGGAGCCCAACTGACCTGTTCTTCGGTTGCCATAGATGCTGCTTGCACTTTATGACTGCATCGTTAAAGTGCGAGCACAAACTATGAACAAGCTGACCCTTGACCCCAAAGATCCCGCCGTGATGGAAGCCATCAAGGACTGCGCCGTGGGCGATGAAAAGGATTTGATGCTCAAGGTGAAAGTCACTGAGGTCGGCCCGATGGTCGGCATGGACGTGGTGTCCGCCAAATACGCCGAGCCGGAACTCGAAGAGGAAGGTGCGGAAGGTGAGATGGAAGGCATGGAAGCTGGCATGGAGGCTGAGAAGGAAATGCCCAAGAAAATGAAGAAGGGCAACCCTGCGCTGGCCATCCTGATTGCTCCCGGTGGAAAGCGTTAAAGCGTTATGAGTGAAAGCCTCGCTGTCGAATACGATTCCAGAGCTGAAACATTGGAGCATATTGCTCGCGTTCGTGAGCTGCTTCACATTGTTCAGAGCAAATTGGAGGAGCGCGGGCTTGCTCACGACCAATCAAAACTTGGCCCGAACGAGAAACCGATTTTCGACAAGGTTACTCCACGCCTGAAAGGGCTTACTTACGGAAGTGAGGAATACAAGGCTAGTTTGGCAGAACTCGGGCCTGCGCTTCAACATCACTACGAGCATAATTCACATCACCCTGAGCACTACCAAAAGCAAGTGTGCATCATCTGCTTCAAGGAATACCCAGCCAACTACAACGAGCGCTGTAACGCGTGCATGAACGGATACATGGTTGCAGAACCGAATGTCGCCGGGATGAGCCTGCTCGATGTGATCGAAATGCTATGCGATTGGAAGGCTGCTGGAGAGCGTCACGCAAATGGAAGTATGGAGCGCAGCCTTGAGCACAACAAGACGAGGTTTAAGATCGGAGAACAGTTGCAATCAATTCTTGAAAATACTGCCCGAGAGCTTGGGTGGACCAAGTAATTATGGAAACTAGGAGAATCCATACACTTCCCGTCGGGGATATTGAAGTTCACGCGGCTCAAGCATCGTGCTGGTGTTACCCGACTGAGACATCGCCCGGAGTGTGGGTGCATAATGCGAAGGACTGTCGGGAAGCCATCGAGCGGGCTACTGGTGAGAAATCCAGCGATGGGTGGATATGTATTGCGGAATTTCCTCTCGACCAATTAGCCATCGAAAATGCTCGCATGAAAGCTGCGCTGAAATTTATCAGCCAGTGCGAAAATCTCAAAGATGCCAGAAATGCCGCACTCCAAGCTGGAGTATGCGCAGGCGTCGAAAGCGCGGCCCAACGTCAGGATAAACCGCAATGATCCCCCAGTCAGTCTTCAAGAAGCACGGCTGCGACACGGAATCTCTCCGTGCGCTGTTCACCATCTCCGAAGACCAGATTACCCCGGCGAAGGACAAGAAGGGCGTAAAGGTTCCCGCTCGCAAGACCTCCGACGAGACGACCACTGGTGAGAAACCCGGCGTGTATCGCCTGCGGCAACTTCTGCGGTCCCGCCTTCAGGATGGCGCTCAGAACAACCTG